CGCCCACAAGGAAACGCCTTCTACTCTACGGGCAAGGGTGGTGTTGGAGACGACTTTTATTTCAATATCGTGGTAAATACTTCTGGCGGAGTTGTGGCTAATATGAAAAAAACCCCGCAGAATGTCAGTGCCACCGCTCCGAGTGGAACGATAGGTAGCCGGAATTGGCACAAAATCCGACTCTCCTACAACGATGCTACAGATCGGAAGCTTTACCTCTATGTGGACGATGTCCTAGTCGCAACTTCTACCGCTTTCAGCACCGGCACAGCCTTCTCCAACACTCACGACTTTCTTTGGGATATGGGTCAGGGAGTAACCTACTTCACGCGCCCGATCTTCTCCAGCGACCCAGATTATAACCCTGACATGGCGAATGTAGTTACCGATGCCGACACCATCTTCTATTTCCCCATCCGCTCCACCAAAACTAACCCTGTAGATACAATCAACGGCTGGACAATGAGCTTGGACAGTGAGGCTAAACTTTGGTTCGGTGATGAACTGCCCTTTGGGCTGGACGGCCAAATCCAAGCTCTCTTAGATACCCTCAACAACAAAATCGGCGACTATTTCTATTGGGACAGGCTAAACACAGGTGTCGCTCTGCTCACCACTACCGGCATCCCCATCACCTTTCTAGATTGGGAGAGTAGCGAATGGCTCAGTTTTTACTCCGAGGAAGACGGCACGCCACAGGTAACTGGCGACTTCAACTTCCAAGACAAACAGCGATTCCAAGCCACTCCCACGGCTATCCACGCCACCACTGGCGACATCTATGTAGCCAGCTCTACCAGAGGAATTATCCTAAAGTCGCCTGATGGATCTTGCGCCCGCGGAACGATTAGCAACCTAGATGTGCTAACCTTTGCCAGCGTAAGCTGTCCATAACTATGTCCACCCCTGTCCAAAACGGCTCTAATTTCCTCTCCTATAAATGGCTAGTCGGGATACTCGTGTCTATCCTGATCCTCATTGGTGGGTCGTTTGCGCGGTCTATTTCCGCCGAGGTCGGTGAATTGAGGCGGAGCGACGCCCGCCAAGACGCGCAGACCGAGGCAGTATTCAAGCGCCTAGACTCCATTGAAACAAAGCTGGATAGGGTCTTGGGTATAAAGTAGTTGCATTAGATTTAACATTTACTGATAATAAAATCACAATGAATAAAAGTTATCTTCAGGCCGAACTAAAACAAGAGGACGGAAAGTTAGTTTTCATTGCTTCTGACGAAACTCTAGATCGGCACGGCGAGGTCATCCCGCTGGATAGTTGGGATTTGAAAAATTACAAGAAGAACCCGGTGCTCTTGGTGAACCACGATTACCAAGTGCAGAATATTGTGGGTCGGGCCAAGAACGTGGGTGTCCGTAAGCTGAAAGGTAGTGAAAAACAAGCCCTGACCTTTGAGCCGGAGTTTCACGAGATTACGGAGCTTGCCCGGACCGTCCGGGAGATGGTGGAGGGTGGCGTGCTCAATACTGTCTCAGTCGGCTTTATCCGGCACTATCCGGATAAGGACGGTGGGCGTGAGCGCAACGAGCTAATGGAGATCTCCTTTGTGCCGGTTCCAGCCAACCCCGGAGCTGAGGCCTTATCGGTCTTGATGGCCAAGAGCGTGGAGGCCACCGAGGAGGCCAAGATTAAGGAGTTCATCGGTGAAGCCGAGCCGATAGCGGACGAGGTCAAGGAAGGCCGCGTCTTGAGCAAGAAAAATCGGGAATTGATCTCTAACGCGGTGGAGACGGCTAAATCGGCCATTACCGCGTTGGAAGATGTATTACAGGCGACAGAACCGACAGAGAATGCAGGCGAGGCCACTGAAATTAAAAACGAGCCTGGGGATAAAGAGGAAACTCCGGTAGCCCCCAAGGGAAAGGCTGTGAAAGGTCGGGCGAAAGCGAGAAATAGCTTAGAGGCTAGAGTATTGCGGCACATCGCAAAACAAATCAATCGTGCGCTTTACCAAATTAAGCAAAATGAGTAAATACTATGGGTAAAAAGTATTACATCAAGAACGGCAAGAAGATCTACATTGACTCCGAGGTGAAGGAGGAAGGTGAGGATGGGGAAGATGAAGATCAGGAAGAGAACGAGGAGTCCGGCGATGAAGACAGCGACTTGGAGGCGAAAGCCGCCAAGATTGCCAAAGGCATCGTAGCGGAACTCGGTCTTGACCAGGTGGCCGGGCTGAAGAAATCCGTGGATAACCTGCTGGCCAAGAGCCAGCCCACGGATAGCAAGCTGATGAAACTCCTCAACGGCAAGGACTACGTCAAGGACGCAGACTCGCTGACTAAAGAGGAGAAGATCGTTGGCTTCTTCCACGCCTTGGTGACCAAGAACGACCACGCTGTGAAGGCCCTCTCTGGCGGTGTTGCTGCTGATGGCGGCGCACTGCTTCCGCAGGACTTCCACAACGAGCTTGTTCGCAGCCTGACCGATATGGTGGTGATGCGTCAGTTGGCTCGCGTGATCCCGATGAAACGGGACACGATGACCATCCCGCGTAGCACCTCCGGAGTGCAGGCTTACTGGACGGCAGAGAACGCGTCTAAGACCACCACCACGGCGGCCTTTGACCAGGCGACTCTGACGGCCCGGAAGATGGCCGCTATCCTGTATGCATCGGATGAGCTTGTTGAAGACAGTGCCGACAGCGGCAGCTTTGACATCGTCCAGCTAATCATCACTATGTTCGCGGAAGCAATCGCGACCGTAGAGGAGTTGGCGTTTATGCAGGGTAACGGCACCACCCAGCCGACCGGCCTTGAGACTGCGCGCGGCGCTGGCACTATTGCCACTGTTGCCGCGGTTGGCCAGAACTTTGATGACATCATTAACTTGGAACACGCCCTTAAGCCGCAATACCGGTCGGGTGCGGTGTTCCTGGCCCACGATCGGACGATCCGCAATATGCGTCTCCTAAAGGATTCGCAGGGTCGTTACTTGTGGCAGGACGCGATTGCCCCTGGGCAACCCGCGACCTTCCACGGCTATCCGGTGCGCTCCAGCTTGCATCTCCCGGTAAACGTCGTTTACTTCGGGGATTTCAAGCGTGGCTACTGGATCGGCGATCGGCATATGATGTCCGTCAAAGTCACCAACGATTCCGAGACCGCATTCACGAAAGACCAGACGGCTATCCGTGTGGTCCAGCGTGTGGCTGGTAACGTGATCTTGGGTGACGCCATCAAGGTGCTGACCGGCTTCTAAGGTCATTTAGAGTCTTTTCGGGGGGTTATATCCCTAGACCCCCCTCTAAAGCCCCAGAAATGCCCACCAAACGCAAGAAAACCAAGAAGCCGACCCCCTGCCCCGACTGCTCGTTCCGGTGCCGATTTTGCCCATATTGCGGCAGTCCGCAGCAAGGCTTCCCGCGCGCACGGAATACTGCGATAATGAGTCGGGAAACAATCAAGAAAAATGGCCTACACCACACTAAATAAGGTTGAGCAATACACCCAGCGAGACCTCTCCGGTCTCTCGGCCTTGGTGACCACCCTGATCGCTGCCGCGACCAAGTGGATCAATAACTACTGCGGGAAGACCTTTGAATCAGCCAGCGAGACCCGCTACTATGACGGCAATGGTCGCAACCGCCTGCTGATTGATGCCTTTACCGGCACACCGACCGAGGTAACGCTACTGAACTATGACGGCTCGGACGATACCACCCTAGCCGAGGGTGCGAGCGAGGACTATGTGGCCTACCCGCTGAACGCGACCGAGAAAAACGAGCTGGTGCTGATGCCGAACGCCAGCCGGGGGATCTTTGCCCGGGCCTTTGATAATATCCTGGACGACAACCCGCCGGGCGACTTTGATATGAAACGGCTTGTGAAAGTGACGGCCAACTTCGGAGCCAGCGCGAGTGTGCCGGACGATGTCTCGCTGGCGGCGACGATGCTGGTGGCAAAGCTGATAGAGCGCGGCAGCCACGCCGGAGGCGAGATCCAATCCGAGAAACTGGGAGACTATTCTTACACCCTCAAGGCAATGGACGAGGAAGCGCAGATAATGGGAGTAAACCAGATCCTAGACGCTTATCGGGATATAGAAATCTAAAGTGTCAATACTTCACTTAGCAACTAACGTCTTAATTCAGAGCCGGATGACCACGATCTCCGGTAGTAAGCAGGCCTTTGCCACAGTTACCGCCGAGCTACCGGGGACGCTCCAGCCTCTCCCCGATACCGAGCAAGGCCAGCTGCGTGACGGCGCATTCGGCGTTACGTTCCAATTCTTCTGTGATGGCCACTACGACATCCAAGAGGGCGACCGCCTCAAGGACGAGAATGGCATCTACTACCGTGTGAAAGCAAACGGCGTGGTGCGCCGCACTTACGGCAGTCTGGATCATTTAAAAGTTATCTGCGAACGGCTATGATAAAGACGGCATTCCAAGGCTCGGAACAGCTGAAACGGATCTTGGTCAAACTGCCGCAGGTGCTGATGGATGCCACAAATCGCGGTTTCTACAAGGTCGGCACGCTGATTGAACGGCAAGCCAAGTTCTATTCCCCGGTAGATACCGGCCGGCTGCGGAGTTCCATTTTCACAGTAGTCGGACATTTGAATGCGACTGTTGCCACCAATACCGAATACGCCATCTATGTCCACGACCGCACGCCGTTCCTGACCACGGCCGCGCGCGAGGTGGTTGGCAGCAATGACGTAGCTAAAATTATTGTGAGTGAAATAGAAAAAGCCCTATGATCCAACAAATCGTCCAAAAACTAAAAGCTATCCTAGACGCTAATACCCTGCTCCAGACCAGCTACTCCTATGAGCGGGCCGACCCCACCGGCACGCCCTTTGCCACCATCACTCCCAGCGCTAACGAGAGCGACTACAACACCACGACCGAGAACAAGCGCACCTATGCCTTCCTCATCCGACTCTTTACGGAGCGGGCGGGGC